CCCATCGAGAATGACTACCCCTGGGTAATCGTTGGCGGTGATGAGTATTTCACGGTAGCAAAAACTGCAAACGAATCTCGGCCTGCTGCAAAACAGCCAACCGTGAATCAGAACATCCAAGCAGTTTTAGGGGAATATATACGTCAATGTCTTTTGCAACAGCAAAACGAATTTGGCGCGTATATGGATATTAGAGATCAAAGCAGAAACCGCAAACTCGCCCATTTGGGCTCAGTTACAGGGGAATTTGCCACTCTAGATCTGAAGAACGCCTCTATATCATTAACTACCCGGTTAATGAAGAAGATCCTACCAAGTGATTGGTTTCTTCTGTTAGATGCGGCGCGGTGTGAGGAAACTCTAATTTATGGCACTTATTATAAGTTAGAGCAGTTTATGTCAACTGGTAATGGGTTTACGTTCCCATTACAGACAGCGGTATTTGCAGCTGCTTTACGGGCAGTCGGAATAACCCGTTTGTCGGTCTATGGTGATGATATTATCATTCCCTTCGACCAAGTTGATGCCGCAGTAAGTGCCTTGAAACGTCTAGGTACTGTAGTAAATACGAAGAAGTCACACGTCTCCCGAGACGATAAATTCCGGGAATCCTGTGGTGGGTATTATTATGGCGGGGCTTATATCCGTCCTTTTTATATCCCTGCTGAGTGGAAACTGCAAGATGCTATATCTTGTCTGAATCAAATTTGCTTATTAGCGAATCGAATATCAGGCTTCAGAGGACGTTGGGATGGGTTACAAGAGGCGTATAATGCTTTACGTAGCTCCTTATCACGTGTATTACCTCAAGTAGAAAGTAGTGCAGTTCCTCCATATATGTCTCATGGTATTGTTGGCGATCCAACGAAAACAATGTACATGTATGAGCCAACACCCACCCTTCCCACAGGTTGGTTGATTGGCAGAAAAGGGAAGAACCTCCTTGAAGCCGAGATTGTACATGTCTGCGATGCAGATGGTACTCTCGGTAATAGTATAGGGGTAGACCGCCGCAATGCGGGGACATCTAGAGACGGGTGGACTGAGATATTAGCAAGGGGCCTAAAACCTCAAGTCGAGTATACCATTTCCGCTCTATCTCCTCTAGCTGTTCAGATTGTTCTAAGCATGAAGACCTCTTCTATGTTTGCTGAAATCCTGTTGGGTACATCCCCTGACTTAGTCGGGATGGTGCAACCAACATGGACACAGGTAGATGTACCCGTAAAGGGAAACGATTGGTTTAAGGTAGGGCCATGGGTAACTGATGTCGAATTATCAGTTACTTGTGAAGAGCCTTACTACCCCTATCCAGATACACATCCGGACTACACCCGTTTACAAAAACGGATGGGGTTATAAGCTAATGTACTAAGGCCTCGGTAAAAAGGGGGGCAGTTTTCTGCCTCCCCTCCTTGCCGTTGTTGCGGTTGTCTTTTGGACAATTGCTGGGCTGGTGGTCCCCTCCCAC